GTCCTTGTACGGGACATCAATACACAGACCTCAATTCAGTGTGTCGAATATTATAGTCTGCTCACTTCACCAAAGGCTACTTCCTGAGTTTCTCGTTTCAGGTGGAATCCGTGATTGGCTCACGGTGGCCATATGTACAAATGTTAATAGACATTATAGCATTTTTATATATACGCTGTCAACCCCAAAAACCATCTTTTTACATAATTATTTTGCTTTTGCTACCAGTTTTCGGCAGGATAACGGATGAGAACATTTGAGTATGCTGTTCCGCAACGTCCTGGCGACATTCCGAGATGAAAAGTATGTCTCCTAGGGGTAAATGTACGGAATCCTCCTTTGTGGTCATCAGAAACGGGACCAGGGCCATTTGGCTCTTCCCTTCCTCCGTGGCCATAGACTGAAGATAGCAGGGATTCTTCACCGTCACGAAATTCCCCTCCTCCGATAGCGATACGACATCGGTAATCAATTCTGTACCAGTGTGTTTGAGATGGACAACTCCCTTATATGACTTAAAATCTTTTCCGTTTGCTTCACTCATAATTTTATGCTCCTTAATTTATAATCGAATTTCTCGCTATTGTATATTTTGACTCGTTCAAAGAAATGGCGTAGCGAAAAATTCTTGTGTTTCTTCCAACTCAAATCATCACTTATGTCAAATAGCGTTGCTCTAATCTTTCCTTCATCTTTTCTAAGGACACGGCCGATAGACTGAAGATTCCTAATCCTAGACTTAGCAGGATGACCAAAGATAATATTATGAAGGTTCCTGATATTAATACCAGTAGAAAAAGTGCCGTAACTAGCCACGATAATAGCGTTTGTAGACTTTTCTGTAATTGCACGTATCTCCTCCCGTATTTCTGTTTTAATTTCACCAGACACAAAAAATACTGGCCGTTTAGGGTCCTTGGTCTTTATAGCCTCGAACAATTTCTTACCGTGTTTTTCTACGTATTGGTAAAGTACAAGCGTATTCGTTTCTCTGGACAATGCCAAATCACAAATAAACTTATTCCGTTTCGGATGATTTATAAGGAAGTTTACTTCATCCGCATAAATCATCTGCTTCACTTCTTTCTTTTCTTCATCCGTATATCCCAAGGTGACCGCTTCGATATGTAACTTAGCAATCGTTTCCTTGTCCATCAGTTCTTTGCTTGTCGTAACTTTGTGTATGGGACCAAATAGACCCTCAAGAACTAACTTGTGTGTTTGGGTACCGTCCAGGGTACCAGTAAATCCGAACTTATATTCACACTCTGTCATTTTTGTCAGAATGGAAGTAAGCGATTTGGCCTTAAAATTATGTGCTTCGTCTCCGATTACAGCACCAAATTGTTTGAACCAATCTTTCTTTAGTTTGTATATAGACTGCCACGTGGTAATAACCACACGCTTGTCAGTAATTTTTTCTTTCCCGGAGTATATTCTATGCGCCATATCGGCGGTATATTCACACTCCGAACCAGTCGTATAGTCCTCAAAATCCTTGTACAATTGCTCTACTAGTGACGTGGTCGGTACCACAATCAATATTTTTCGCAGTTCACCAATATGATACAGATACCAATTGACCAGTGCGTATATCATCAGAGACTTACCAGAAGAAGTGGGCGATATCATCAAAGCCCGCTTATGGTTGATTCCGTGATGTACAGAGGACACCTGAAAATCGTATGGTACAATCTTCTCGCCTGCCACGTGAGGGTCAAGACCACTAAAAAATTCGACAGTTTCCTCAATAGTCGTTTGAGCGACCAAAGGTGGAACTTGTATAGTTAAATCTCTACGTTCAGCGAATTCGACAACATACGGCAATAACCCAACATACAGTTCACCACCGAAGGCATTAAATAGGCGTATCTTGCCATCCCACGCTCGTGAGCGATATGCTGGCATAAACTTATAGCCGGGAACTCTAAAGGTGAAAAAATCCGACAAATCGTGTGCAAGGCCAGCCTCGCATTCAATGTTCAGATATACATCATCCTTTTGATGTACAACAATATCTGTCACAACCCTAGAATTCTCCTTGAGTAAACTTCATAAAGTCAATAGCATTTTTGATAGCGAATCCACGCTTCTCAAACATCTTACATATTTCCTCAAGGTATTTCACCATCTCTTCTTGTAGAGTGACTTTGGCTTCCGCCTCCACCACGGTTGGGTCAACACGTACATATTCTTTGACCTCTCGTTCCTTCAGGACATACTCGAATGGGTCTGGGTCCGAACCATTGTAATAGTTCGTTCTACCCAAGGATACCTTATAGAGTTCGTTTCGCAGTTTCTTCAACTTCAGCCTCTCCCTCAATAGCATCTTCAGATACTTATTATGCTTGAGAGGAGTCGAAAGGGATTCCCGTGCGAGAACGGTTTCGTCTATGTATAGGTCTTTTTCTACGGATTGCTCTAATTCTTCTATTTTCATAGGACCATTATATACTATATCACATCAAATGTCAAGCGATTTTGTACTTATTTCTAAGAAAAAAGTACGGTTTTAGAGTGGTTTCCCAGTCTGATACGTCATATAATCATATTGTAATGTCAAATCAGTGAGCAACGGCTCTGTGGACTCGTTGGTCATCTGGAGTTCTCCTAGAATAGTAGGAAATAGATTGTGGAAAGTGAATACGACATCCGAGACATTTTTGTTGTTTGAGAGAATATGCAGACTTCCAGTGGAAACCATAGTTTCCCCTTCTTTATATCTCTTAGACATATCTGGGCCAGCCGCTTTGTGCATCAAGCCAATGATTTCCATATAATTGGAATAGTCCTCATCCACAAGGAATGTGACCGTCATCGGTGCGACTTGTTGTGTATTCGTTGGTAGATATCTGTTCCCAAGGGCTGGGTCAGGTATCATAACCTCGTTTGTAGACAAGGTCGGGAGATTACACGTGGTCAACCAGAATTGTGTCTCTGGAAGAACGTGAATATTCAAGCGATAGTTTGTGCTTTTCGCCAGATTGATTTTTGTTGGATTTATTCTAGTCTCGTGTGCCATACTACTATTTATACAACCTCTCTACTTTCGATATGTTTGGCCAGTTGAGATACGATTTCACTAGAGGTCTTGCGAAACAAGAACGGAAATATACCGTGGACAAACGCTACAAAGAAGAGCAACAGGAAAGTGGCGCTATACCGAAATGCTGAAAGCAAGTGCTGGAAATAGCCCTCGTCCACCTCGTGTGGATGTCTTGTAAACGGGTTCTTCATTTAAAAATAAAAAGCCACTACCCGAAGGCAGTGGCTTTAGTATCGGTTTCCCTATAAAAGGAAATCTATTTTTTCATCTGCTATTACAGATTCGCTACAGCAAACTTACGGAAGTAAGGATTCTGTGCGGCTGTACCAGAAGCAAATGGGTTATGAGTAAGCCCATAACGAGTCTTGAAGCCAAGACGCGGCTGGAAGTCTTCCTCACCAATTGATTTCATCAACTGAAGTGGAACGTATGGACAGTAGAAAAGCCCTGCATCATACATATTGCTTCCTTTGTAACCAACGGTTACAGAGTCAGCGGCAGCAAACTGGTCGATAAATACTTTGTATTTTCCACCAAGAGTACCTGCAAACACATTCTGTGAAATGTCAGGCTGATTTGCCCCGATGTCCATATTAGGGACAGCAAGACCGGCTACCATATCTAGTGCAGACGCAACGTCTGGACTACATAGTATCCAGTTACCTTTGCCACGACCAGTCGTTTTAGCGATAAGATTCGCTTCACGATTAATCTGAATCAAAAGTGATTTGTAACGCTCACCACCCCAACGTGCGCCTCTGTTGTCAACTGCATCAGCGACATCAAAAGTACCTGCGTTGGCAACGCCTGCTGTAGCACCCGGAGTTGCTTGAGATAAAATTAACTCAATAACTTCACGGTTGATTTCAGCAAGGATTTCAGCAGATAGAATATTTGACAATTCTGATTCTGCATCCAGTCCGTGGATTGCTTTAAGGTCTTGTGCTAATTCCAAAGAATATTTGGCTTTCAACGCACGAGTTTCAGCAGTAACGCTGGATTTCTCGATTGAGAAAGACATCTCTTTGAATGCACCGCCACCGGCAACGAAGCCACCTAGAGCCTCACCTTCAGCAGTAGTGTATTGATTTTGGGTATTAGCGTCATCACCTGAAAAGTCAACATCAGGCTGACCAGCAGCCGTGGTTAACGCTTCAGCACCCGTGCTGGCTTCGCCAGTGTAGTGTGATTTCATAGCGAAGATAAGTCCAGTAGGACCAGACATCGGCTGAACGCCAATAGTATCATAAGCCATTAACTGAGGCATAGTACGTCTAACGAGACTGATAAGAATCGGGTCCCAGTTATCTACGTTAGCACCAGTAACGTTGGCTTCTTGCAAAGCCTTTTCTTGGTTTTCTAAAAGACGAAGTGTAATTGCACGTTTGGTTGCATCTTGGATTTTTGGTAAATCCTCGTGCTCCATAACTGGCTGCCACTTATCTTTAATTTCTTCTGATAAAAACATTTTCTGTTTCTCCTATTATTAAATATAAATGATGGTTAAGCACCTAAAATGCTTGGTTCCCTTGATTGTGAAAGTGAAGCCATAACCTTCTTCATTGCATCAGTCATCACTCCGTCAGAGGAATCGCTTGAGCCCTCCGTTGCAATTACTTCTTCTTTCTCCGCCTCTGAGGGAAAGTAAGTCTCCTTCAAAGTGTTAAGTTTTTCAGCATAAGTCTTAGCATCATCAAATTCAACACCATCAGCAAGTGTTTTCATCTTTGCCTTTTGTGTTTCGGTTAAATCTTCTGTAACATCTCTGAAAATCTTTTCAGCGGTCGCATCGGCTAGTTGCCCCTTTGCTTCAATGTTTTTATTCATCTCTGCATCAAGGTCGCCCTTAAGGTCTTTAATCTCCTTAGCCTGCTCGTCAATTACATTGTACTTCTCGTTAGGGATTTCAATGTAATGCTCGGCAAACAACTTCTGCATACCACTAACAAAACCCTCTAGGATTTCGTTTTTCTGCTTGTGTTCAATTGCGTGTACATTTTCCTCAATATACTCGGTAACCATATAGTCTAAGTAACCATCTAGTTTCTCTGTAATATCAGCAAGTGTATCGGCAGTCTGTTTAGCCAAGTTCTCTTCCATCTTCTCTTCGATAGACTTCAAGTTTTCCTTGACTTTGGCTTTCACCGCAGTTTCAAATACAAGTGTAGTACGTGCCTTGAAATCTTCAGTCAAATCTTGACCATCAAACAATGCGTTAACATCATCGGTCACATCGACTTCAATTTCAACTTCTTCCTTTTTAGTCTTGGCAGTTTTGGTTTTCTCTTCTACTTCGTCATCTTCATCTTCATCCGCTTCATCGCCGTCCGCTTCGTCCGTAGACTTGGCTTTCTTAGATTCGTCTTTGTCGTCATCTTCATCATCGTCCTCGACAACTTCAACTTCACCAGAACCATCAACCTTTTTCTTCTTCTTCTTCAAAGGTGTGGCCTTAGGCTCTTCGGCTTCTGAGACATCGGCTTCAGTAATTTCAGATGAGTCAGCAACCATTTCCAGGTCCCCTTTCTCTAAAAGTTCATCAGCCTCTGACACTGTTATAGAAGTATCGGACTTATCGCTATCGCCTTTCCAGACTTTTTGCTCTTCGTCCAAAACCAACAATTCGCCAGTTTCTGTTTTTAACTTCATCAGGGTTCTCCTAATCCAATTGATTAATCATTAAAATTAGTTTATAAATTCTAATTACTATTATTTATAAAACTAATTACTTTAACAGTCGATGGAATCATACTGATTCCTACAACCTACTTACAAAATCTTCAAAAATCGTTGCTTCCAGCGAGGTAAGTCGCTTTTTACCTGACAATTTCTCAATTTTTTTGTGTAATTCAGCAATCTCTTGTTCTTTGATTGCTCCGTTTTCCCATATCCACTCTCTGCCTTCCATAACACCATTTACAAAGGCGTCGGGTGCAGAAGGGTCTGCGACTATATCCGCGGCCGTAGCAAGATAAAAATCACCTTGTACTTCCTGAATTCCTTTTTTGTTCGCTTTAAGCGTACCCATACCACGAGATGAGACACCAAGTTGGGCTCCCTCTTTGATAAGGTTCTTGACAATGTTTCCGTGAGGGGTATCAGTGACTTTCGCTTTGCCGAGATAGTTACTACCATCTTGCTTCAGTTCAGTAATCATATGAGATACCCTATCTAAATTGATAGTCGGTCCCTCTGGATGCCCTAATTCACCGAATGCACGTTTCTTGTCGATGTACTCCTTAGTATAACGCTTGACTTCTTTCTGCATAATGGGACCTGGATATAGTCTGCCATTACGATTCTTTACGTCCGCCTGGAGGAATACTCCCTCGATGTATAGGTCTTTTCCATTTGCCTCTGTCACATATGTAACAGATTCATTAATTTCCGAGATTAGTCTCATTATTCTCTCCTATTTTTTCTTCTTAGTGAACTTGGAATGAACCTTGCCACCATAAACTTTGTGTGCGTTCTTAATTTTAGACTTGTTAATACGCATCCACTTCTTTCTTAATTTGATTCGTTTTACTTTATTACCACCCTTTTTACGGTTAATCTTGGCCTTTAACTTAGCACCACGATTTTTAAACTTCATTCTGTCTTTGTTCTTCTGTGTCTTTCTGCGTTGCTGTGTGTTTCTCGCTTTGTATTTCTCCAGCCACATTTCTGGAGTAATTTCTTCAGAAACATCTGGGTCACACACGCAAGGGTCTTCCCCACACGCATCACAGGCAGCCTCATTGATTGTATCAATATATTCACTTATAGCAGAGGCCCCTTCATATGCTACAAATCTTCCCGTATACTTTTCATCATCAGGGTCTAATTCGCCATCAAAATCTTTATCTAATGGACCAATATGCCACATAGCCCAACCTGTGATTGCTTCGGCTTCTAATTCAGCCCGTTCAGCAATCGTCAGAGAGTTCCATCCTTCTTCAGTCCACTCAACAATGGCTTCACCATTGCCTATTTCAACTGCCTCGTCAAAATATTCAGAGAATTTAACCAGACTCATTTCATTTAAGCCTTCATTAAATCTTTATTCTGTAATGCTCTACCAAGTATAACTGCTTCTTGAACTGGCATCTGAATATTGCCACGTTTCTTGTCAGTCAGTTGAATCATCATTCCCTTATTACCACCACTGAATCTGGTTATTGATACGGATTTACTACCTTTAAATTCCGTACTTTCTCCAAGTTTCTTTGATGTTGGCTTTAGAAATTCAACAGTTTCTTTTTGAAGTTTAAATTTATCTTCTTTCATTTTTATTTCCAGTATTTAGGGTCTAGTCTTTGCATCCTATCACGAGTCGTAATTAACGATGGATGCACATCTTTATATATTGGCTTCGGTGGGGTTATCTTAATTTCTTTAAGTTTCCCATCTTTGATTCTCTGCATAACCGTTTCATATGCTTTAATTACACCTGAAGTAAATTTGCTCTTATCCATCTCGAACATAATTGCCGCCAATAACCATTTAGGAAGATTATCAGAATCCTGCCACTTTTTCCAACCATCGTCAATAAACTCATCAATGTCCTTTTCATTGTAACTATACGAATTCCATTTTTTATCATCCCAGGAAAGATGAATCTTAAAGCCTTTGAATTTTTCAACCAAAGGTTTCATAGAAGAAGGAGCCAAAGGATTCAAAAATTTATGGTCACCCGTTTTCATTACATCGCACCAATATATGTTTTTTCTATTTCTTTTTGAACGTCTTTAAGAGTTTTGCCATCAGCATCCAAATACTTCTGTGCATAAGCAACCAAGTCTTTTTCTTGTCCAGTAAATGTGGCTATATCGCTTCCCATATATCCTTTAGACTTCTGAACTTTATACTTCAACTTCATCTTTTTGATTTCTTTGGGACCGCCAGTATTCTTATACTCATCGTGGTCGAAATTTTTAACAGTTAAAATAGCCTCAACTAGACCCATTTTCTTTTCGATAGGTATCAAAAAATCAACAACATCTTGTTGAAGTTTATTCATCTTCGGATTTCCACTCCTTCTCGATTTCA